GGTTCCTACAGAAAAAATCTGATCAGAAAGTCTCTGTACAGAAAAAATGCTGGAACGTTTCGAAAGTGCGATTGGGCATACTCCAATGCACACAGCATCAATTTTTTCACGGATCCGGATACATCCGTTTCCACAAATCCCCAGCAACACGCGATAATCTATCCTGACCCAACCGGTTCAGATGGCTCAGCAAATTACCGTCCGGATGCTGGATTTACTTTCGAGTTCTACATAAACCCTCGATACACGACTAAAAACAACAGTACGGCTTTCGATGCCGGAACAATCCTGCACTATTCCAGCGCGTATGCCCTTAGTCTAGTATCGGGATCAAATACCGACACAGAAGGCCGTCCCGATGGCTTCCGTTTACTGCTACAGCTTAGCTCTAGCGCGGATACTCCTCCGGATGAAATTTCACTAAGCGGCCCTCCGGCCGGAAGTCCAATGGTTTACTCTAGCAGCGATAATTCGCTGACTAGAGGGAAATGGCACCACGTTGCTGTGAGATGGGGCGGCTTAGATGTTCAAGATTCAACCGGAAGCTTTGTTATCGATGGTTTGATTGATTCAACTTTTATCATTCCGAGTGCATCGATTACTGCTCCCGCAGGATCGACTCAGTATGCCGGCTTCAGTGATCGTGATGATGCAAATGCTCTGTTCTTGGGCAACTTTGTTAGAGGCTCGAATCCAGCTGCAGGAGGAGTTAAGAATTTCTTCAATAGCAATGCGGCCGCGAATGAAGGTGTCATAACTTGGCCAAATGCAGGTATCGGAACAAGCGACCCGTCAAACACCCTCAAAAACAAGTTGAATGCCGAAATTCATGAAGTGAGAATTTTCAAGGAACACAGGGACATTGAGCAAATCAAGGAGCACATGAATCTTGGGTTTAGCAAGTCTCAGTTTGAAAACGAGAAGTCGGGATCTCTTGCCTTCTATCTTCCGCCACTCTTCGTGGTGGAGTCTCCAGCTAGAAAGTCGTTCCGTGCTCCATTCAGTCTTGTCTCAAGTGCGAAACCTTCCTTCACACCGTTTAGTGTGACATCGTCATTCACTAATGAAATGTTTTCGCTAAATGCACCAAACTTCTTCAGAGACTTTGCAAACAGCAGATACCCGAGATTCTTCAATCTAACAGGATCAACCTCCCTTACTGCGAACGATGATCAGCCATCAAACCAGCAGACTCTTCAGGATCCTCAGATCACGGCAAGAAACTTTCTGATCATGCCTAACGACAACGGTTCGTTCAATCCAGATTACACGCTTCTCCTAACCGGAACCTTCAGTCAGCTGCCTACAACATCCAGTCTCCTAAGAAGGTTTGTAAATGATCGAGGTGTGACGGATCTTTCAATCATCTCGCTTAATCGAATGCTCGGAGGAAAGAAGCCAGTAAAGCACGATCGACTTCCAACCGATAATCTGTACGAGCCGGTATACTCGAGCGACCCACAGCCATTCTTCAACGATCAAAGATTTGACTCAAGCGACGAAAGTGCTGCAACAAGAATTGAATCAAACAGAATAATCTCGCCGACTTTTGATGCGGAAATTAGGTTAAGGCCAGATGGAATTCTTCGAAGAAATTCTCCAAGTTCTCCAGCCGCCGGCGGGTTTAACAGAAAGACTTTCTACGTCTTCGAAGCAACTGGGGATGAGTCTTCAAATCAAGCTGTTTTCTTCAATATTCCGAACATATTCTACGGAAAGAGAATAAAGCCAGGAACTCTAACGGTGAAAGATCCCGGTATGACCGGCAGTTATGGCAAAGTTTCCATGACATTAAGAGACGACGGGTTCGGAAGTCTCTACCGTTCTGATTCATCGAATCCGAACAAATTGCATTCTGTTGGTAATGTTTTCTATGAGGACGGAATCGTTGCTATCAAGTCTCCGCACTTGTTCTCTTTTGGTTCCGGTAGCTTCGAGATCGGCTTTGAAGGAACGCAGGAAATATTCAATCGTGAAATGTACATCGAGGCCCCGTCGGGTCTCGTTAACTCGTCATCCAACGCAACATTTGAAAAGCTTGCACCAACAGATGATGCAAACGAAACCGCAGACGAGTTTGTGTACATCACACAAGTTTTACTACATGACAAGGATTTGAACGTTGTCGGAAGAGCGACGGTTTCGCAGCCGATCAAGAAGAGACCTACGGATTCCATTACGTTCAAACTGAAGAAGGACTATTGATATTAGCGCTAGATATTTCAACTTCGATCACGGGTTATTCGGTCGTAAGTAGAGACGGGAAAATTGAGGCATCGGGATTTGTAGACCTTAGAAAGAAGAAGAGCTTCGTCGAAAAGGTTTCGCACGCAAAGAACGAGATCATCATGAATTGTGTTGGGTACGATATCGAGGCCGTTGCCGTTGAGAAGAACCTGCAGGCTTTTAGACGCGGGTTTTCTTCTGCCGCAACGATCGATGCTCTGGCGAGGATGAACGGTGCCGTATCGTATGCATGTGCTTCTTTTTACGACGTTCCTCTGAAGAACATCGATGTCAACGAAGCTAGAAAGAAAATGGGCATCAAGATCCTCAAGGAAAAGGTTTGCGGGATCAACAAGAAGGAGCAGGTTAAAAGGGCTCTTGATGACATCCTTGAAGCTTCTGGACAAAAGATGATGTGGACCACAAAGATTTTAAGGGGCGGTCCAAGGAAAGGCCAGGAGGTTCTTGCGGACGGTGTTTACGATGAGGTCGACGCAATTGTTATTGGGCTAGCATATCTGAAAATAGTCAACTAGACTCCTTATACTTGCACATGGCTAGCTTAAGTGAAAGACTGCAACTGTTGCAGAGAGCATTTGGTAGATGCGCTCTAGGGAAAGATGGCGTTAACGCTGCCGTTCGATGCATGAACCCAGAGTGCAGTTCCAGACTCAGCGCATCAAAACTTAAGCTCATCATAAAACTTGACACGGAGCAATACCACTGCTGGGTTTGTGGAATGAAGGGAGGAAAAGTTTACCCTCTCTTCGCAAAGTATGCACCATCTTATGCGCAAGATGCAAAAGAACTATTCAGAGGACCTTCGAAAGCTGCCGAACAGAAAGAGAAGGATGTAGTACAACTTCCGAAGGGCTTTCAGCTCTTAGCTACTTCGAAGGATGATCGAGACCCCGACATCCGCGCCGTGTTCAGGTATTTGCACAGCAGAGGAATTGACGATCATGATCTTTGGAGAATGAGGCTAGGTGCAGTAAAAACTGGAAAGCTCCGCCGGCGAGTAATATTTCCTTCGCTAAACTCAGAAGGCGAATTGAATTACTGGGTCTCCAGGGCTGTCGACAAAGAAGTTAAGCTGAAGTACTTCAATTCAAAGGCTCAGAAGAAAGACATCATCTTCAACGAGTGCGATATAAATTTCCACGAACAGGTTACAATTGTTGAAGGTCCGTTCGATCTCATAAAGTGCGATCGAAATGCAACATGCTTGCTAGGCTCCAGCCTTTCGAAAGGTCACGAACTATTCAGGCGCCTGATGCTTCACAAGACACCTGTTTTGCTTGCCCTTGATTCTGATATGGTTGACAAAACACACAAGATAGCTTCGCTACTTTACTCCGCTGGCTGCGATGTGTCTATCATGCCGCTGGGTAGGTTTGGGGACGTTGGCGAAATGTCGAAGCAAGAATTTATGCAACAAAAATCAAAGGCTTCCCTGTGGAATCCTATGAGCTCTCTGAGCAACAAAATTTCATCTATCAAGAGTGGGTCTATTCTATGAGTTTTCGCTGTGCGCACATTGCCGATATTCACTTCAGGGGTCTCTCAAGACATGATCAGTATCGTGCGGTCTTTCAAAAGTTCTTTGATCAGATGCAGAAAGAAAAGCCTGATGTGATCTTTGTTGGTGGGGATATCGTTCACAGCAAGACTCAAGGCATCTCTCCAGAGCTCATCGATGTTTTGAACTGGTGGTTTCGTGGTCTCTCAAAGAGTGCAAAGGAAGTCCACGTAATTCTAGGGAATCACGACGGGCTGATTCTAAACGATGAACGTCTAGACACCATTTCTCCGATTGTTTCCGCACTAGAACTGGATAACGTCTTTCTGCACAAGAAGTCAGGAACCTACAAGACGTGCGTTCCTGGTTACAACTTCTGCGTTTTTTCATGCTTCGACGAAAAGGGCTGGGAGAATGTAAAGCCGGTTCCTGGTGAGGTGAACATTGCATGTTACCACGGATGTGTTGTAGGATCTCTGACCGACATCGACTGGGAACTTGACGGCGAGGTCGAGGCTAGCTTCTTTGATGCTTTTGATTTTGCATTCCTTGGTGATATTCACAGATGGCAATTCCTTGGTGACAACGATCGAATTGCATACTGCGGTTCGACAATTCAGCAAAACTTCGGTGAGAGTATTGAGAAAGGATACCTGTTTTGGCATATCGTCGACAGGGATCGATTCGACGTCGACTTCAGAGCCCTAGAAAATCCAACACCCTTTGTCACAATCGATTGGGCAGGAACTGCTCAGGAAACCTTGGACAACATCGATATTCCGTACGGGTCTAGGATCAGGGTGCAAAGCAAGCGACCAATCGAACAGACTAGTTGGTCACACCTAAAGAGTTATCTCAAGGAAAATTACGGTGCAAAGGAACTAGTGTACGACCTTCGAAGGGAGGAAAGAAAGAGAACGGAAGAAGTCACAGTCAAATCTGGAAGCGAAGATTACAGGGACTTCACTGTTCTGAGCAAGTATTACCATGAGTGGTTCAAGTCCCTGGAACTCACCGAGGAAGAGATCGAGTCGGCTACCCAGTATCTTAAGAAGATATTCGATGCTTTGCCACCACCAGACGGTCTCAGAAACGTTAGATGGACCGTTGATTCTCTGGAGTTCGACAATGCGTATGCTTACGGAAAGGGTAATAGGATTGACTTTGAATCCCTGAGGGGCCTTGTGGGCATCTTCGGAAAGAACAGGGCAGGAAAGTCTTCGATACCTGGAACTCTCATGTACACGTTGTTCAACGGATCGGACCGCGGTTCCTTGAAGAATATTCACATTGTCAATGTTCGAAAGAACTACTGTAAGGCATCCGCCGACATTTCCGTGAATGGTTATCGATATCGAATTGAAAGGCAGACTACCAAGCGCACGAACAGGAAGGGCGTTGTCAGTGCTGCAACACACCTAAACATGTTTGAAATTGATGCTGAAGGAAACGTCGTTAGAGATATGACCGACGAACAGCGCAGGGAAACTGAAAAGCATGTTCGTAAGTTGATTGGAACCGGCGAAAATTTCCTGATGACTACATTTGCATCTCAGGGCGCAATGAATAACTTCATCAAGGAAAGAGCAACAAACCGAAAGTCTGTTCTAACATCCTTTCTCGACTTTGGCGTTTTCGAAGAGATAAGCAAGTCTGCAAGATCTGACATGAGTTCTCTGAAGGCAAGGCTTTCCGACATTCAGAGAAGAGATTTTGTGTCAATTGAGCAAGAGAGATCGCTGGATCTGGCCAGAGCTCAGAAAAATCTAGATCTTCTTACCGAGGATCTCGAAAGAAACAATCAAAAGCTCGATGAAATCCAAGACAGGCTTGCACAACTACCGTCCGACTCGGTTGTTCAATCCGACATCGACGCTCAGCAGAATAAGATTGACGCTGCTCAGAAAGAGATAGCTAAACTTGAATCTGATAAGGAAGATTTCCTCAACCAGTGGAGGGACAAGAAGGAGAAGGTCGACTATTTGAAAGAAGTGGTTAGTGGTAGTGACGTTGATCAATTGAATGAAAACGTTGAAAAGGCAAAGAATATCACTTCCGAACTCGAAAAGCTGCGAAGAGACATGTCTCTGATCGAGAAGAAAGTCAAGTCATTGAGCGATCCGGAATTCTTGAAGGGTTGCAAGTGTCTGCGAGAAGCGGAAAGTGCGCTTGAGAAAAAGCCCGGTATTGAAAGCAGAATTGAGGTTCTGCAGACAACTTACGGCATGCTAGATATCGATTCTGTAAATGAAAGGCTCGGTAAAATCAGGAAGATAAACCAGACTATCGATTCTATTGAAAGAGATCTGAAGTCTAGCATTTCAATGTCTTCGATTTACGATGAGAAGATTACTGTCGCGACGGAGAGGCTTCAGATAAACGAAGCCAAGCTTTCAAAAATGCAAATGCATTTAACCGATGCACCTGTTGACGAGATGCTGTCTGACTTGAAGAAGCAGAAAAGAGAGCTCGAGAAGCTGATTCGAAGCGACGATGGTAAAAGAATTTCTGCTGCAAAGACCATTGGGATGGTTCAGACTCAGATCAAGAAGCTTCGGGAAGAAAGAAAGAAGTTTCAGGAGCTAAACGGAGAATGGAAGATTGCAGAGGTCGTTGCTGAAGCTTCTTCCAAAAAGGGTATTCCTCTGCAAATTCTCAATGGAAAGCTTCCACAGGTAAACGAGGAGATTGCCCAAATCCTTCAGGGAACTACCGGATTCACGGTCGAGCTCGAAGCCGACCCTGATTCCAACGCAATGGATATTTACATCAACTACGGAGACAGCAGAAGAATCATCGAGTGCGCATCCGGAATGGAAAAGATGATGGCATCGCTTGCTATTCGCGTCGCCCTGATGAATCTAACCGCGCTTCCACGCTGTGATCTTCTAATCATCGATGAGGGTTTTGGAGCTCTCGATGAGACCAATGTCGAAGCTTGCTCAGCTCTTCTTCACGGTTTAACAAAGTACTTCAAGACTATTTTGATTATTTCACACGTTGATGCAGTCAAAGATTCTGTTGATAACGTTCTATCAATTTCTAAGAGAGGACAGGATTCTTATGTCAACACAAACTGAGAAGGCGACCGTTCCTGATGCGTGCCCAATGTGCAATACTTTGCTAAGATCATCTGACGTTGATACTTATATTGAGTTTGGGGTATGCACTAACTGCGATATGTCTTTTCGACAACCTAGAATGAAAGATTGGAACTGTGGATGGAGACCTTCTCAGGAGCAAGTTGACAACATGCTAGAGTCTCTTAGAAAGCAACCGTTTTTCTACAAGCGCAACATTATTTAGATTGAGAGGTAAAAAAAATGCTTTGTGTTAAAGGACTGCGAGCACTTTCGCAAGAGCTTGACTACACATTCGGCGGTTCAAATGGTGAGTACAAGGTTTCTTACGATATTACCGAGGGAAGCTTTAAACTGAGTTACAAGGCAATCTTCCAGTTTGCTGACAATCAAACACTCAGATTACAGACGGATCGCCTAAGCCAGACATCGGAAGACATGCTGAAGGAAGCGATGCGACGAGGAAAGGGAGCTTACGACGATGCTTCTGAAGCAACCTTGTCGACTCAGCTCGTTGCAGATAATGACGATGTTCAGTTGGTTGGAACAACCATCTACTCTCCTCGTAGGACCGCTTACTACACGAGGGTTATGACATACAAGCTTGATTAATGGCGCCGCGATCTAAGCAAAGGCAAATCAAGGAAATCGTTAGATGCGGTAAGGAGCCTGTTTATTTCTTCAATCGTTACGTGAAGATTCAGCATCCTAACCGTGGCCTCATTGATTTCAAGACTTACGATTTTCAGAACGACTGCACGAAGGAATTTAACGATCATCGCTTCAACATCGTTCTGAAGTCTAGACAGCTTGGTTTATCGACACTGGTTGCAGCTTATGCTGCGTGGCTAGCCGTGTTCTACAAAGACAAGAACATCCTGGTCATTGCAACAAAGTTAGCTGTTGCCCAGAACTTCATCAGAAAAGTCAAGACGGTTATTCGAAACATGCCGCCTTGGCTACTAATTCCTGCGATAGTTGAGAACAACAAGCAAAGTATTCTGTTCTCAAACGGAAGCCAGATCAAGGCGGTTCCTACTTCTGAAGATGCTGGACGTTCCGAGGCTCTGTCACTTCTGATTGTGGATGAGGCCGCTTTCGTTAGAAACTTTGACGAAGTTTGGAGAGGCCTGTATTCAACGCTTTCCACTGGTGGACGTGCAATCATCCTGAGCACTCCGAACGGCGTCGGTAACATGTATCACAAACTGTACATTGATGCCGAAGCAGGAGTCAATCAGTTCAACGCTATCAAGCTTCTTTGGGACGTTCATCCGGACAGAGACGATAATTGGTTTGAGGAAGAATGCAGGAACATGACGAAAATGCAGATCGCGCAGGAGCTGATGTGCGACTTTGCAGCAAGCGGAAACACGTTCCTCCAAGCTTCTGACATCGAATACCTCAGATCTTCTGTTAGGGCTCCGATAGAAAAATGGGGACCTCAAGCAGGTGTTTGGCTTTGGAAGTATCCTCAGCCCGGAACAAAGTATGTCATATCGGCTGACGTTGCACGAGGGGACGGAGCTGACTTTAGTGCATTCACGGTTATTGATACCAGCGAAAGTGAAATTGTTTGTGAGTTCAAGGGCAAGAGCCCACCAGATGAATTTGCTTTAGTTCTCGCCGAAGCTGGAAGAAAATACAACGATGCTCTTCTGTGCCCCGAAAACAATTCGTATGGCTATGCACTCATCATGAAGCTTGTAGAGCTTGGTTACGAGAACTTGTACTACGTCAATCCCAAGGATAGATTTGCAGCATCATACGGATCAGCGGACATTTCTAAGATAGGTTTTGCCACAAACTCAAAGACGCGAAACCAGATTCTTACTAAGCTCGAAGAGGTTCTTCGTCGCCACGAAATCAAATCATATTCATCAAGGCTTTACGAAGAGCTAAAGACTTTCATATGGAAAAATGGAAAGCTTCAGGCGCAGAAAGGTAAAAATGACGATCTCGTCATGTCGCTAGCAATTGGAGTCTGGCTTTACGATACTTCTCCGTCGCTAACTCAACAAGGCCAGAAGATGGCTGACGCAATGCTTGCTGCTTTTGCAGTAAACTCAACATCAGAAGAAAAAGATACGAGCCCTTTCTTTAACGATCGTGTGAGATCCCAGTATTATGATGTATCAAGACCTATACTTACTGATCAGGACCTCGCACCAAAAAGCGAATCGACAAGTCCTGATTATTGGTGGTTGTTAAAATAAGGAAAAGGAATGGCTAACGAAGAAAGCCTTTTTAGTAGGCTGACAAAGTTGTTCAGGAGCGGTCCTACCGTTCGACGAAAAGTCAAGAACTACAAAGCTCCTCTTGCTGGCGAAGAGTTGGACGTTTTTGGTTATGGCTCAAACAACGTTTATAATGCTGCGCTAAGCGCGTATGGCGCATTCGACAGAATGAGCCGATACAGCGACTTCTCTGAAATGGAAGCAACTCCTGAAATTGCTTCTGCTCTCGACATCTACTCGGAAGAAACGGTTTCAGTGGATGACAAGGGGAAATCGCTTCACATTTACAGTGATAACAGAAAGATCAAAGAGCTCCTAGAGAACCTGTTCTACGATGTTCTGAATGTTGAGTTCAATCTTTCTATGTGGGTAAGAAACCTCTGTAAGTACGGAGACTTCTTTCTGTTCATCGACGTGAATCCAGAATACGGAATCATGAATGCTTACCCGATTCCGATTGCTGAAATTGAAAGAGAAGAGGGTTTCGACCCAACCGATCCCGCTGCGGTCAGGTTTCGATGGATGTCTAGGGGAAATCAGGTTCTAGAGAACTGGCAGATCATCCACTTCAGACTTCTTGGCAATGATGCGTTTCTCCCGTACGGATCCAGCGTTCTCGAAAGTGCTAGAAGAATCTGGCGACAACTGATTCTGATCGAAGATGCAATGCTCGTGTACCGTGTTATTCGTGCACCGGAGCGCCGCGTCTTCTATATTGATGTTGGAAACATCTCACCGGAAGACATTCCAACATTCATGAAGCAGGCTCAGGATAG